CCCAATTGTGTTATACATTATTTATCATTTTCCTATGCATCAACGTGTTATCTCAAACATATATTATTAGTCCATATTTTTTAATTTTTCTAATAAACTATTTCGATCTGTAACTACGTAGCCGTCACCGGAAGTAATATTACTACCTTCTACTGTGTCATTGTTTAGTTTTTCTTTTTTAAGTTGCAACTCGATCATTTTTAATTTTTTATCCATCTTAGCAACCTTAGCATCAAGTGATGTTTTAAGCATCCCTCCTGCAACTTCAAAAACTCTACCACTGTAGCGGGACTCAACATTCATGCCTAAATCCATTAAATCGTCATATGCTGCCATCGCCTTATCAGCAATTTCATTTAACTCTCTATCGGCCATTTCTCCTAAGCCTTTAACGGCCGGGAGTGCTCCTGCAATCTTATCAAATTCTGCAATATCTCGAATAGTGTCATCTTGAACTTTTAATGCCATAGTTGCTTTATTAGCATTTTCTTTTGTCTCTTCTACAATTTCTTTAGAAGATGGCAAATTTAAAAGTTCTTCGAGTTTTTTTGTCATTATAATTTATTCCTTAGCTAGTTATACTTATATTAATGGTCGTATACTAGTGTTGTCTTTGGATTAACTTTTATAGGCTTGCAATAAGCAGTAATCTTTATGTCACCGCCAACATATCCATATATTTTTGGTATTCGTTTAGCATAGTATTGGCAAGTATCAATGCTCCTAAAATACATTGGACTAGGTTCTTTATCTCCGCTCATAAGTATTATGAGTATGAATGCATGTATCATTATATTTTTGCCCTCAATGATATTATTCTTTTTTTATATCTAGAAACTTAGGTGTTTCTCTACTTTCTAATTGTGCTTTAAATTGGTTTGTTACTTTTGGATCGTTACAGTAGTTAACAAACTGTGTTATACCCGGATAGCCTGATCCTTGAAAAACCATTCTCTCGTCTATATACAACTTAGCTCTGTTATTTTTTATATCTAATCTTGCATTTTTATGTACATATGATGTCAACCACGTCTACCCTTATGAAAAATATCGCCCTCTGTAACTACTCTAAAAAATATTCCTTTTTGTTTGCACCAGGCCCTTGCTGCGGCCCATTTGGCTTGATTAACTACGAAGTGTGCTTTGTTGTATTTACTCTTTCCTAACTTGTTTTCAAAGGTTTGACTGGCAGGTTTTACTTCAATAAGTTCAACATGTTGTTTTCCTTGAGCATTTACATATGTAATAAAGAAGTCCGGAACGTATATTGTAAATTTACCACTTAGTGGGTTTCTGTATGGAATTTTTACTGCTTCACTTGCCCAATTAGATACACTAGCATGTTCATCACAGAATCGCATAAATGCAAATTCCCAGCTTGATCGATATGTTGGAACTGTTGTGCCGATATACTTTGCCGGGTTTTTTAAAGAATACTTCCCCTGTGCAAATCTAGCCATAGGTTACACCAGTATGTTTCTGCGTTCTGTCTTATCTGTTAAAGTTGACAATGTTGAATATCCTATAGAACTAGTTCTATCTCGGTTGTAGTTTAATATTTCAGCAACTACATTACTTAATTTTAGTTCGTCCAATCCCTGTAATGTATCTAATAATTTAAAAACAGGAATTTCATCTAACTTTGCTTGAGATAAAAGTACAGTAGAAACTGCTTTTGCAGCTTCGTTACTAAATCCTCTTTTTTCAAAGTAACCTAGTACTGCATTAACATCGTTGGTTGGAAAACTTAAAGACTTAGTGTAATACTTGTCAAAAAATTGAGTAACTTTCTTATCACTGCCTTCGGAAATATTAGTTGATGGTAAACTTGATGACATATTATGTTCCTGTTATTAGAGAGTTTAGTGCTGCTCTATCAGCAGTACCTAAGTTATTAAAGTTGGAGGTTGCTGCGTTTACAGTACCAGCATTACCCCCAGACTGGAAATTTGATTGGTGTAATTGTCTTGCGGCTGATTCAATTGCAGACTTATTATTGCTATCGGTCTTTGTTGAAAATGCTTTACTAAGAGAGCTTAATCCTACAACTGCCGCTGTAGCTATTGCTAAGTCGGCAGCTCCGCCAGAGCCTCCATTCTTAGGAAAGAATGTTTGAGCCACTCCGCTGACATCAATGCCGCCAGCTGCTCCAATTGCTCCAGTAAGAACATTAAACCCTTCTTGTCGTAATCCTTCTGATGATAGGTTTCTAACACTTGCTATTAATCCAGCAGCGGATAATCCAGCTTGCAACGGATTATCAAACCCGGTGCCTTGCGTAATGAAGCCAAACAGATTAGACGCTGTTCCAAGTATTCCGCCAATGCCGCCACCGTTTAACATACTAGGCGTAGTATCGTAATGTGACGGGTCACCAAAACCTTTAGGACTGCCGCCGCTACCTGTTTCTACGTTTCCCCTATCATAAAAGACTGCTTCGTACATTACAGTAATTGTGTTTACCATAGTAGTTGCGCCATCTGAAGAATCAACAGTATCATGTTGCCAATCAGTAATAATAGGATTAACTAGAGTATAAGTTGTGTAGGCCTTTCTAGCCATTTGTGAAATTTGAATATTTTGGAAAAATGGCACTGTTTGGCCGTTGTCTAAACCATAACTATGTTGATTTCTTCCTGGTCCTTTATAGGTATTATCGCCGGAGCCTGCTTTATTAAAAGCACCTGGTATTTTTCCATAATTGCCATCTGAAAAGTTATATCGATAATATGCTTCTAGTAATGCTGTAGTAACTCCGTAATTATCATCATGAAATGTAATAGTTACTGGATTATACTTAATTGCTGTTTGTACGTTCTTTTTTCGATTATATTTGTTTTTTGTTTCAACATCAGCACTGAACTTTGGAAGCTCTGCACTTTTAACAAGCATACCAATTTCTAATTCGTGCCTACTTTTTAAGTCGGGTAATACACTAGCTGCTGCTGGATCCATTTGGAAAAAACAGTGGTACAGAAATTTAGTATGTGGGGCTAGTTTTAAATTCTCTGTTACAAATAGTCTACTAGCATGAGCATAGTCACCTAGGTTTCCCTTAGGGCTTAATGCTGCTCCTGCTGCACTATCTAAAAATCCAGTAAATGATGCCATTAGTTTTTACTCTCTAAAAATTTAATTCTCATTTCAAGCTCTTTTATATGTAGTTCCATTTTTCTAACTCGTTTTACACTATCTGCAACTGCTTCAGGTGGCTTAAAGTTATTAGTCCAATTATAGCTGTGTTCTATTTTAGTTTCAGCTTGCATTGATTTCAATTCTAAGTGTCCAATTCTTTCTACTATTCCAAAGTATGCCCATACGGCAATGGCTGTTGCTGCAATTAATCCAACAATGTTTTTTAATGGAATTGCAAATTCTGTACCTTCGTTTATTTTAGTAGCCATACGGTTCTCCTGTGTTAATATTTATCTATTTAAATTAACTGGGTAGATAATTTCGCCATAAAAAAAGAAGCGTTGCCGCTCCTTTTGTTATATATTATTATTTTACTATGTATTAAACGCCGCCACCTGTAATAAGTGTGTTTACTGTACGTCCAATTGCTGTACCAATACCAGTACCTTGTGGTGACTGTATTGCGTTATCATATTGAATTTCAAGTGTTACTCTCATTGGCTCGTTGTTTGCATAAGCTAATTCGTTATAAGCTGCGTTAACTACAAAGCATCCGTAAAGTTCAAATGTTTCTAATACGTTAGGTGTATTTGCGCCGTTGCCACCGTCTAAGATCTCAATTCGTGTTGTAAATTTATAATCTTGTCCTGATGCTGCACTTGACTGTTCAAAGAAGTCAAATTGCTTTTGCAATTGCTCGCCTACTAATTTCTGTACGTTGTTATTAACATCTTCACGCAAGTTTAGTGTAATTGGGCTCCAAGTATGCTTTCCTGCTAGATATGCTTTAGAGTTATAAACTGGAATTTCAATTGGTTCAAAAGCAACTGTTGGTCTTGTTACGTCTACCACCTGCTTAGTTAACTCTGTAGTAGGTGTAGTTACACCAAAATTTTCTAACGATACTCTGAATCGATATTGCAATTTTGGCATTAACAAGCCCTGGTTGCTTGCGGAATCTCCACTTGCTAACGGGACTGTAATTTTTGATAGCGTTGATATAGACATTTAGTTTGCTCCTGTTGTAATTATATTTATCATATTAGAGTCCTGCAATTTCACCAGTGTTTTTCAAGCGTAGCGGAATGTAAATAAATTCAACTGCTTTCACTGGTTCAATAGCTATATCTAAGTAAAGTTCATTACGGTCAATTCTACTTGGTGTATTATTTGATTCATCACAAACTACTAAGAAGTCATATAGTGCTCGTTGTCCTACTAATTCTAGTAGTAAGCTCTCTGCTGCTCCTTTAATTTCGTCTCTTGTAATCTTATCATTTGGCTCAAAGATATAAGGTTTAGCTAGTTTACTAAGCTGACTACGTAAGTGAATAACCAAACGTGCAACGTTAATTCTATCTAATGCACTAGTACCTCTTGCACGAGTTTTTTGACCGTATGCAACTAATCCTGCACCTGTAATAAACGTTATTGGGTTAATGTTCTGTGCATATAACACATCACGTTGTCCTTCGTTTAACGATACTACATTAAACTCGCCTTCTGCATCAACATATCCTGTTGATGTTGCATTAGTAATTCCGCCTCGTCTAATTCCTGCTGGTGCAAACCATGGATAGCTAACTTGATCGCTTAGTGCCATTGTTCTCAACATCATATGACTTGGAGGAACAGCAATGTTCTTTCCTGCGTTATCACTTGAGAACCCCCATGGATAAAACATTCCAAAATATTCATCTCTTGTTACAAGACCGTCTGCATTATCTTCAGGTGCTAGTGCAGTATTAGTTCCCCAATTTTGAAGATCTGTTGAGCTTGCTTTTAGTGTTGCAGGACTGTCTCCTACAATAAATGCACTTAGGCCTCTATCATAGTTTAATGTAACCATTTCTCCAATTAATTCTGGATATCCCGGAGTTGCCATTAAGTTAAACAATCTTGATTCGTCATCTCTAATAGCTTCATTTGAATTAACTAATGATTGTAATGATTGTACAACAACTTTACGCTGTGCTTTAGCACCGAAGCTACCTGAACCATCTGCTTGGTTTCCTGATTCTGTAACCCAACGGTGTGCATAATATGCGTCCATGGCCACATCGCCCATTCTAATATTGTCGCCGTTTACATTAATATGATTGCGTTCAAAACGCTTAACATTAAATCCGCTTCTACGTAAGTTCCAAAGCAACATACCTTTTGGATATAGTGCTGGATCTGGTGCATCTGGATCTAAGAAGTTACTTGCTAGTAAGTCAACAATATCACTTTCAACTGAAAGTGCGCCGTTAACTGCCCAACGTGCATCGTCAAATAGTATGCCATTTTCTGTAGTTTGATCTGAAGAATCACGTAATTCCCATCTATTAGCAATCGGAGTGTTTAGCTTGTTTGCATTAAACACATAAATTTGTGGATAACTTGAAATAGTAGCTGTACTAATCCATATATCACCATTCTTAAGTGCTGTGCCGTCGCTTTGTAGTACTGGAGTTGATGCAGCAACTATTGGTCCATTTGGATCAGTTTGTTGTGCAGCATCTGCATTATAATACGGACTAGTTGAGTCTAAATAACCAACCCAAGTAGTACCATTATGTATCATCATATCAACTTCATCAACAACTGAACTATACCATAATGTTTGATCAGCTGTTAGTGCAGTTACTTCATTTTCACTAGCAGTATAAGTTAATGCTTTCCATTGACTTGCTTGTAATTGTTTTGGATTTGTTGCAGAACTTGTACCTGATACATAATAAAGATTTGGAGTACCACTTGTAGTACTAATAAATGCAGTAAGTCCTATGTCTGTTAACAGTCCGCTTGTGTCTACAAATCGTATATCACCAAACTGCGAATGCGAAATAGTAACTTTATTCTGACTGTCAACATCAGCTGTAACATTTTCAATATTTGCACTTGTAATAGCTGCTGCAATTGTGTCAGCATCAGTAATAGTACCGTTAGTAATTGCTGTTACTGTAAATGGTGTACTAAATCCTGCTGTACCGTTATCTGTTGCTGCAACTGTAAACGTCTTTGTTCCTGCAGAAGCAGTTCCTGCAACAATTTTACTACTTGTAACAGTAGTAATAGATGCTGCATTTCTTCTAAATATTTTATATGTTCCTAATGGTTGTGCATCGCCTGCTACATTAGTTTGTACATACAAGTCACCTGCAGCAAGATTTGCTCCGCCGCCTGCTAAGTCTAACTTATACAATGCTTCTTCGTTTGTTGCATATAACGGTGCTGCAACTGTGTCAAATAATAGTGTTGCTGCATTATATGTTTTTACTCTAAATCTTGCGCCTTTGTTAGCTTCAGTTGTTTTAAACCAAACGCTTCCTGTTGGGCGTGTGTACGTATCAGCTGTTTTCCATTCTGGAACTGTTGTATGTGCTGAAACTTGCAAAGCTGGTGGATAATACGTTCCAGCTACCATTCCTATCTTAGCCAATGCA